ATGGGGCTACAGAAGTAGAGATAGAAGATAACGATTACGACCACCCAAGTAATAGAAATAGCTTAGGTCCACCAAGGAATACACCAGTATAGGAAAAAATTATGGTAAATGTTGAAGATTTATTAAAAATACAAGCAGCCAACCCTGGTCAGGGTATATTAAAAACTACTGGAACGGTGTATGGTGTGCCCTCTTGTTTGCTTAACATGACTGATGATCTTTTGGGTCTTTTACCCTCAGATTTATTATGGGGACTTGATGAAATACTTGGTAATGCTGCTGGTGGCGCGTTTAACTACCTTCTTCAATTTTTGAATTGGATTTTGCGGATTCTGGGGATGAAAATGGTCGAAACTCCAAATGGGTTTCAAACTATTCAAATAGGAAGTAGTTTGTTTGGAATAAATCCTTTTGATATGGGGGGTATTTTGGGTGGAGGGACTGGCGCTGGAGGTTTATTAGGGGGCTTGCAAAGTGTTTTGGACGATGCTGGACAGCTATATGGTAACCTTGCTGGGACATACGACCAATTCCAGCAGCTTAAGAGCTGCCTGGACCTCCTACAAGCCAACTTGAACAGTAAGCCTGAGTCCCTGGCTGGACAACTTCACGAGGCGGTACAGAGCGATCCTGGGGTCCTACAAGCTCTTGTAGGAACACACATTGCCAAGATTGATGGGGCTCAGGAGTTTATTAAGAGAGCTGCCACAAGTAAAGTGGCTATTGCTAAGATTTTAAGAGAACGAGCACTAAATCCTGAATTAGAGCCTTGCTTTCTTCCTCAATTTGCAGAACTATTTGAGGGAACTGGAGTTAGGATTTGTGTAGAACAAGAAGATGACAAGTTAGAAACTCCATTCCGTCTTGTTTTTGGCCCTCCTCAAAGTACAAAAGGACAATTTCTATTAACTGCTGACGGGCTGTATTATGATTCTCAGACTGGTGGTCTGGATGATGTTGGTCTATATCTATCCTCAATGCAGTTGGAAGATATAGGGGATAAATGGAAATTTGAACATGATCCCAATGTCGGTGGTAAAGGTGTTCAACTTTCTTTGGATAGTATAACTGAGTATGTAGATACTTTGTTTGATCCAGCGTTAATTGATGATAGTATTTATTTACAAAAGTATTATGATAATGATACATTTATTGAACATTTAGAGGGACAAAAAAATAAATTAGTTTATGATCTATCTTCTAGTTTAACACAGCTAATTGCTGATGAGGGTGCTGATTCTGCTATTGTTGTAAATGCTAGACAATCTTTATACTCTGAAATTGGTAGACATAATGATAAACTTAATCGCCGTAAAAAGCAAATCGAAATTAGAGTAAGAACTCCTCAACTCTTTGATCCTGATAATATTCTAGGTTTGGCTGTGTTTCCTGGGGAAATTCCTGTAAATGATTTTTCGTATTTAGGAAAACTGAATATCGGAATTGCTCTTGAAAAGCAACAAAAACTTGTTTTTGCTGCTGCTGAAGTAGAAGGGATCGTTTTACCTCTTACTCCTAAGTTTGTAAAAGCGGAACCAAAATCTGAATCACTACAGGTAAAACATCTTACTATCCCTACAATTGGTGATGGTGGGATTATACATTCTGCTAGTGCTGCTGGGGACGCTTCGGCACAAGCACATATTTTGAACTTAGTTGATGAAATTACGACTGAGGGATTAATAGCAACTTATAATTTCTTAGGCAGTGATACAGTTGCTCCATCCTCAACGGAGTACTTTGTAACAAACTCTACGGATTTATCCATCTCTAGTAATGCCAAACTTGTGGCAAAGTCCTCTGAGTTTGTATTCGCATCTGGTCTTGGGATTCCCTACCTAGGTGGAATTGCTGAGTTTAACCAGACCACCCCCTTCCTCCCATCTGGGGTGGGGAGCTATGTTCGTCTTCCTGACATTCCCGATTTCAGGAATTTGACCTACGGACTTAATGGATTCTCAGTTGAGACTTGGATTCATGTTCCAACTCTTTCGTTAGCGGCTACTGGAGCAGACGGGTGGAATGATGCAGGAGCCTCTTCGCTCCATCGCTTAGTTCTATCGTGTGATAATGTTGGTGGAAATGTTACTTCTATCAATCCGTCTTCAACACTCAATAGTTTTGGATCTCAAAAGACGAGAGGACTTGTTATGGGCTTTACTAAGGATAGGCAGATAACTTCGGAACAAGGGCCTAGTAATTTACCAGCCGACCACACGGCATTGCGTTTTTTCGTGGCTCCGACGCAATCCATTAATGCCTCTGCTGCTTCGTTTATAGCGGAGGGAGGGGCTGACGGCTGTACGGCCTCGACAAAATGGTTAAATGCTTCTGTGGATGTTACGACCTCAACTACGGCAGGTACATCATTTGAATCTGCTTCTTCTACTTTTGTTAACGCCACTATGGTTGCAGATCCTAAAGTTAATGAATTAAGATTCTATCTAGATGGTAACCTTTTGATAACCTCATCTTTGTCCTATTGTTTTGGACAAAAAAAGCACTTCCCAGTAGCCGTTCCTACATTTACTCAGGGTAATAGTTTTGAGTACGGGGGTTCTTCAACTTCATGGAATGTTATTGCGCCCATCTTAGGAGGGGGGCCAAAATGGAACTTTGGTGCTGCCTATTCCTTTACGCCTTGGATTGTTGGAGGAGGATATACAGATGGTAATATGGTTGATGATAAGGGATTTCATTTTTTGAATGAGTATGGTGGTATAAGCAGCGGGCTAAAGGGCCATGTAGGAAGTTTAAAGTTTTATAAAAAACCCCTAAATAATAAAGAGGTACTTCAAAATTACGATGCTCAAAAAGGATTATTTAAGAATATTACAACATAATGGTAACAGTTAATGTTTATGGTAGGCCTTTAAGTAAGGCTATACAAGAAGGGATAAAATCCAAAGATGAGCGAATTTTTGGATTTGGTTTTCCATTGGGAAAGAGACTCTCAGGCCCTGCATTTTACAAAGCAGCTGATGTAGATCTTATTAAAAATAATTTATATCAGCTTTTGGGTACCGACAGAGGGGAGCGAGTAATGCTTCCTAATTATGGTATGAATTTAAGACGCTATCTTTTTGAGCCTCTTGATGAGATTACATTTGAGAAGATTAAGATGAACATTGTTTCTAATATTGCACAATATTTACCTCAATTGAAAATTCTTAGATTAGGTGTATTCAAACAAGATGGCGATGTAGGCTTTACTGGTTTACCAGGGTTTGAAATTAAACTAATTTTACAACTTAAAGATAATACTAATGTAATTTTTGATACACAAGTGGAGATAAGATAATGGTTTTTTCTGGGACAGTAACATCGGATTTTGAAAAGCTCGTAGTAATTCCAGACGCTAAGAAATCTGAATTTATTGATTTTGCGGCTACGGATTTTTCGACTATTCGAAATGCCTTACTTGAATATATCAAAGCAGTTTACCCGCTTGAATATAAAAACTTTAATGAATCAGACCTAGGTATAATGTTAATTGAATTAATATCTTACATGGGCGCAGTGATGTCTTTGAAAGCAGATATGCTTGCAAATGAAAACTTTTTACGAACGGCTAGAAATAGAAATAATATACAGAAATTGCTTGAATTAATTGGGGTTAAAATGAAAGGCCCAACTGCCTCAGTTGCACAAGCAAAACTAACTCTAAATTCTGATCCAACTTTCGGTGGTGATCTTTCTGACCCCACAAAACTAAAAATTCTCCCTTCTGATCGGACAATATCGGTTACTTCTCCCTTAGATGGTGGACCTGTGAACTATACTGTGTATAAAGTAGTGAATGGTCTGTTAGATTTAGCTAATGATGGGGGCTATATCGAATTGGATGGAGCTACAGAATCAGACAATCCTACTACGACCAGCAGCGTTTATACAAATCTGGCTTTATTAGAAGGAGGTTTAGTTACAGTAAATGGCACTTTTGATACAACTGATTCTATAAAGAAAATTAATCTAACAGAGAATCCCGTAATTGAAGGTAGTGTTGAACTATTTGTAGGAGGAACCTTAACTGCGGCATCTGGAGCTTATAAGCAAGTACACAATATCTTCTTTGCTTCTGGGGCAACGGATAATATTTTTGAAGTTGTATATGATGATGATTTTAAAGCAACTATAGTGCTTGGGGACGGGATTGCTGGGACATCTCCTCCAGCAGGCGCTAGTTATTATGCAACTTATCGCGTGGGAGGAGGGAAACGAGGTAATATACCCAGTGAGCATATTAATATTGCTATTAGTGTATTAGATGATACTATTCCAATATCATCAGATTTAGAAAATATTACTTTAGCTACAGGAGGAGCGGACGCTGAAACTACAGAACACGCTAAAAAGTATGCTCCCCTAACCTTTAGGAGACAAGATAGATTAGTAACCTTATTTGATTATACTGTTTTTTGTAATGCTTATGTTGGTCCTTTAGGAACAATTGGTAAAGCAAAAGCTGTTACAAGAAATGCGTTTAGTTCTGCCAATGTTATTGATTTATATGTACTTGAAAAAGCAAGTAGTTCTCAACTACAAAGAGCTACAACTTCTTATAAAAAAGCTTTATTAACTGCGGTTAATGAGAAAAAAATGATAACAGATGAAGTTGTACTTGTTGATGGGCTTATTAGAACCCTTGATTTAGTTGTCACTATTAAATTAGATAAAATACTTGCCCCCAAAGAAGAGAGTATAAAACAAGCAGCTAGAGAGAAAATTGTAAATTTCTTTATGGTTGATAATTTCGATTTCGGAAAAGCTCTTTCCTTGGCAGATTTAAATAGAACAATTTTTGAAATACCAGATGTGCGTTTCTCTTCTGTTGATAATCTTGATTATGATGTTAAAGTTGATTTTAATGAAATTATTCAACTTAATAATTTAACTATTAATGTTGACCTAGTTTGACCGATAAGTTCCCAGTATCCAGACCATCTATGGTCGGCCCTTCTAATAAGGCGAATTACAAAAGAAATTTTGTAAATGCTTTAGAAATTATTACGCCTGGGGTCTATCTTGAAGAGGATGTTGCACTTAGCTCCAATAGGCTTAATCCAATATCAGAAATACTAAACTCACATATGGTGGCTGCTAATAATGTCTCAGCTATAGGTCTTGGTATTTCTGCGACAACAAATTATGGACATCTAAGTAGTGTAGATGGGATTTCCAATTATTTTATTCCGCAAAATAGATTAACAAATATCTCTCCTTTCGATTTTGAAAAATATATACTCAAACCTAATAATTATAGGTTTAGTGATTTTACTTCTAGCGCAGATTTTAAAAACTTTGTTGATAGCACTCTACTTCCAAATGCAAGATTAAATACTCCCAACGCTGGCACATATGATAGTACCATTACAGGAACACATGAATACTTAATTAAGAATCTTTCTTGGTTGTACTTTTTGAACACCTCTGCTCACGGTAGTTTAGCCACAGACCCATCTTCTATTGTTAGTGACCTTATTGTTAAAAATATTTTTACAGGAGTTACTCTTACTTTGGAAGAGGCTCTCCCAGCATTTGCAGAGTATATTTGGAAAAATTACGAAACTTGTTCAACATTTAGAAGTCTTCAATTAATTCCTAATGATTTTCTAGCAGGCACAGGAACTTACACAAGCGGTACGCAGCAACTAGATAAGCTTAAAACTTTAGTTTCTGTTTTATATTCTAGTTCTGAAACTGATAAACAAGATTTACATATAAAAACAGCTTTTGATAATTTTATAACTGCGTCTATTATATTGGATGATACAGAATCCAATGGTCCTTTTTATAAGTTTATAAAAGCTTTAGGCTTTTATCTTTCTGATCTTAATGAAGAAACGCAAAAATTATCACTTATATATGATATACAGAATGTACCAGAAGAGTACCTTGAGTTAGTTGCTGAGTTAATTGGATGGAGATTCTTCGGGCCTGATCCTGATCGCTGGAGAGTACAGTTGCAAAGTGCGGTTAATATTTATAAAGCTACTGGTACTAAAAAAGCGTTGCAATATGGTATTGATTCAATTTTTGCGCAGGGAACTTATAATATAGAAAATAATATTACAGAGGTTTATGAATCCTATATTCCTTTTCTACTGTATTATGCTTTGGCAACAGAATCACCTCTCTACACTTCATTAAATGATTATACTTTACAAAAAGCTATTGATTTAAATATTGCCGAATATAACTCCTCCTCATTAACTGGTAATATTGAACTAGCGGTTGACCATATTATCTTACAGCTAGTTAAGTTTTTTCCTGAATATTTTCCTTTTGGAAAGGGAACTTTCCCAACCTTCTTTGGCGATCTTGAGGTTATAAGTACTGGAGAAGCTCACGAAGGTTCTCACTTCTTTGAGCAGGGAAAGGTGTGGGCTGGGGATCCTCCCCTATCTTCTTCAAGTATTGAATTGCAGTACAAGGGGGATGAAAATTTCAAATTTAATTATCGTGACCGCACATTCCCCATACCCCCGTTTGAAGAATATAAGTACTATAAAGATGCATATGTAACAGAATCAATGTTGCTTATGATTGTTGATATACTGACCTGTACTTTTGGTGTGCGTAAACAGTTTGCTTTAGAGCTTGCAGATCATATCCGTACCTATACTAATAATCAAAATGGAGATTTGCTTTACCTTGATAATGGGTGGTTATTTTTTACAGAAAACTTAGTTACTCCTACTAATGAAGATTATCTTTTTAAATGGATTGGAAATGAAGCGAATGTCTCAGGATTAGAGGATAAGGATAAGTATATCAGTTTATGGAACGGCAAATCATCTCATATTAAAATACTTCTTGATGCTGATTCCTTTGATTTTACAAGTGATGATTTGGATATAAATGGATCTCAATTATTATTTCAAATAGCTAGAGTTGTTAACGATTTTATCCCAGCACATGCTATTCCAGATCTTTATCTTAGTACTTCCGCGATAGATGATGAAGTAATAACCGATACGAGTGCAATTGGATTGCATTTTGATAAACGAGAATACTTTGCTGGTTTTAGTCCTAGTGCGTTAGCTTTTGCTAGGGGAGGAATTTATGGTACAAACTTCCATAGTAGTGGTAATGCTTTTGGTCGTAAAGCTGTAAATACCGTTCGTGATTTATCCCAAGAAGACGCAACAGGAGCAGCAGATGATCCCATAATTGCTCACAGGACAGCATGGCGAAGACGCAATTATAAAAACAGTCTTCCTAAGGACGGGTACTATGACCGTACTGGCTTTAATATGCCAAACAGTTTTGAAGCTTCAACATTAGAAAAGACTACTGTATCGTCATTGGGATTTTTACCTTTAGGATATATTTCGTATAATGGAATTTATCAAAACGCCGCTGATGTTAATAATCTTCATGCTGTTTGGGATCCATGTGAAAACTTAGATTCGTCTAATACCTTTTTTGAAGCCGACACAAGTAACACCTTCCCATGTCGTGGTTTATTGACCCAGCCTGTGTCATCGAACTATTACAATAACCGAGGTCAGCTCCATGAGTCTATTGCTCTTATGCATAGACTTAATGAAAAAAAGAAATTTGTTGAATCTGAAAAGATTTTATTGGAGAATTTTGAAGATTTTGCTCCATCAGCTGATTGGGTAAATCAAGTTCTAAGTATTGCTAATAGCGGAACTAATGCAAATACTTTTGGTCCGAACTCTGAAGATGAGTGGTATAACTTTGCATGGGGTAGAGGTATTCAAAAATTATATAAAGATTATATGAACTCTAGTAAATTTGATAGACATCATACCAGACCAGACCTTCTAACGAATTTGTCTGGCGGTCCTGATATAATATCACATACTTACACAGGAGCACTGCATAATGGATACTTTAATATTAATGGCTCTGGGGTAAATGCTAACCCTTATTCAGCCTTGGTAGCTTCTTCTTTTGCTACCTCCGATAGTTTACATATTGGCTACGATGATGGTTCTGGAATTCTTAGCTTCCTTACAATAGATGAAGCGATTTTTGGAACAAGTTCTGTAAGCTCCTTAAATGAAAGTGGAGTATTTGATGGATCCAATTTAATTCTATCTGATTTATCATCAATCTTTCAAGTTGAATTACGAAATTCACATATACTAAGCGGTGTGGAATTTGTTATTACAGCTGAATCTTTAATAAATCCAGATAATGGTTTTAGAATTTTTGAAGTTGATCCTATCTATGCTAACCAAACTTCGGATAATTATTTAATTAAAAATAGAGTAATTAAGTGCAAAAATATAGATGGACTTACTAGATTACGGTTCCCAATTAAGGGAAATTACGGAGTATTGAAAGATAATTTCTTAATTCCTGAACACGAATATGAAGTATCTATTAATCATTTAGTTGGTGAAGAAGCAGGTACTAGTTTTGGTGGTGCATCATTAGGCGTATTCATTCATACGCAGCCAGAAGGAGATCAAGATCTATTTTGGATTTGGTCACCTGAGGGTGAGTGGGTAATGTCGGATGCTTCTGCTATTAATAAAACTGCTGTACTTGAGAAGTATTCTCATGTAAATACTTTACCTGTTATTATTCCTCCACCAGAAATTTCAGATTTCTCTTCCATAAATACAACCCTTGGGTGTATAGATGAGTTTGAAGTAGATAGTTCGGCTAATGTAAACAATAATCCTGCTGCCTTGAAAAAGATAACTGAATCTGATTTTTCAAAATTTAATATAAAATTCGATACTTTTAATCAACCTATAGTTGTTCCTCCAAAATATTATGGAATTGGAGGTGTTGGTCACTGTTCAGGTAATGGGGCTATAGAACAAGTACATAGGCTAAATCAAGCTTATGTTTTTGAAGTTTATATGATGCCTAATTATCAAAATCTAGAGAAATATTTACTATTAGATTATGTTTCTGTCAAAGACCTAACCTTACAGGATAGGGCTAAGATTAAACTACCTATAAGTAATGAAGTACTAACTCCAGAAGAGCTGGGTACGCCTTTTAATCCTTACTGTAGAGGACAAAAAGAGATAGTCTTGGAGCCAGATGAATTATTAACTATCCTACGCTTCTTTAATAAGATGGTAGATGATAGAGGTAGTCGCGATGCCGCTGTAACTGCTTCTACTTTTGAAACTGGTGGCGGTAGTAGGTTGAACTACAGGGAACATCCTAAGTGGGATGAAATAATAACAGCAGCTGATGCCAATCATGGGCAGCTGACATCAATTCAGGTAGATAATTAATGAGAGGCACCGTAGAAATATACCAAGATTATGGAGCTGATAACCAGAAAATGGTTTATCAGGAAGGTAACCTATTGGTCGATGGTGCGGGTAGTTTGATTGTAGATATGCTTACAACTTCTCCAAGTTTATCAGCACTACCTTCTGCATCCAGTCTGCTAGATACTTCTAACTATACCATACAAGCTATGTCCTTTGGTAAGGCTGAATCTGGTTATCAGAAAAATGCTCATACTTATCTTGGTAGTAAAAAAAACCTGTTAGCGTATTCTGAGGAGTTTGACAATACGGATGCTGGGGGGTGGGGCCATGGTGGAGGTGTTTATCTTCAAGTTTCTGCTGACCAAATCCCAGGACCATACGGAGGTACTTCTGCTGCGGAATTGTTTTTAGATACAAGTCCTGAATATCCTACACCTCAGGGTAATACGGCTGTACACCAACGATTTGAGATTCCAGTATCTGGGGCAGCATATACTGGTTCCATATTCGTTAAATCTACAGCCGGCACCCTTAATGATCAGGAACTAATACTAGCTGTAAAATATAAAGGGGATGCGGGGGCAAATGTAGCTCATACTCAAGCTACTTTCAAATGGGTTGATAACAGACTTGTGTTCGTTAGTGCTGCGAAAGGGGGAAGTGGGGATCATCAGAATAGGGCGCATGTAGAAGAACTGTCCGATGGTTGGTGGAGAATTGGTGTAACAAGAAATTGGCCTATTAATCAGACTGTGTATCAAGTAGCTTTTGAATTTTTTCCAACTGGTTGGACTACAGCCGAAACATCTCCCAATCCCAATAATACAGGATCAGTTTATGCGTGGGGGGCTCAACTAGAATTAGGAGATCATATAACCTCCTATCAGAAGTCTGAAGGTCCTAGATTTGTAGCCAATCAAAACTCTATATTTTCTACCAGCTCAGTTGGAGAGGATATTATTCGCACAGTTGAACGGTATGGGGCATCTAGTTATATTCCTGAAGATTCCTTACCAAGTTATCCAAGTCCGTTAGACAATAGGCTTGAAAAAGACACTAGAACTGCCGCAGAAATAGAAACTGGACTTGATAATTCTGTTGGGCATAATTTAAATGTTGTACCCTATAGGGATCAAATTCTTTCTAATTTTATATCAGTAAGTTCTTATGATACAGACGAAGGGCTTGGTATAACTGGTCCTTATGTATCCTCCCTTGGGTATTTCATGGGTTGTTATCCAGAGGGGTCTGGTACTGGTGGTAGTCCCTGGGTTCTAGTTCGTAGTTTTGATGGAAGTTTTGTAACTAGTCCAAGCGCACATGCAATAACTAATGCTGCTGCTACTGAAGTATCTGCTACAATAGTAAGTGGTGTTTACAACAGCGTATTCAATGATGCTAGTTCTATGGATACTTCTGGTTTTGTGGGTAAGGTCTTTGATCCAAATCAAGCTATAGCGCCTTTAGGAAGTAATAGCTTGTCAGGCATAGTTGTATCTTCTGATAATACTTTTTCTGGGGCTGGTGGGGCGGTAGCTTATATGGTAACAATTGGTTCTGGAGATGTAGGGTATAGTAATTTCTATGGGGGTATATATAATATGGGTTTGTGGGTGATAGATAATAAAGCCACACTTGCTGAAGGTAATACTCCTCCTTATTCCTTTAGTCCCCTAAATAATCCTAGGAAATATAAACTATTTTCTAAAAAAACATTAAACGAGAATTTATGTAAGATCACTGATTCAGGAATTGCGCCGTACCTTTATGGGTCTGGACAGCATAAGGATCTTACTATTATATGGAGACTAAACTTTTAAATGAATTTTATAGAAGAATTAGAAATCACTGGCCATCTACAAATAATTAAATTATTTAGAGATGGTACAGAGGAGATGGTTTATGACGATCATAATGTCATTACTTCGGGTATGGGTGTAGGCCTTAGTTACTTTTTTACTGGATCGGGTTCTAAAAATATAATGGACTATCAGATTGATCGTTTTCAGATCGGAGTTTCTGGTCCTAACCCTACTGATCCAGCAAGTTCTATATTCGCACTAAGTGGCGCTCTTGAAACTTTGGAAGCGTATGGTGGGACCTCATCTAAGCTAATTCTTGAAGAGCATAAACAAGTTTTGGATACCGCAATTGATGTTTCTCCAACTAATAAAGTATTTGCAGTTATCCCAGCTAAACATGTATCTCGTCTTAGTGACACGGGGGTTCGCTATATGCTTGTTCTTGATGAAGAAGCCTGTATATCAGCTGATGTGGGGACAGTGGGTAGTACTGTAGATGTCGTAGCGGGTCCTGGGAAAGGGGCATTAAATGAGGTTGCTTTATTTATGAAAAACCCTATGGCTCGTGTTGGAGACAATGCCTCAATAATGGTTGCTTATCGTACTTTTAGTGATATCGTTAAAACGAATGATTTTTCGTTAGTATTTAGATGGAACATTAATTTCTAGTTATGCCTTTCCTCCCAAATGACCACTACACCACAAGTGGAGATGTTAAACTTTTAAACTCTTGGAGGGCAGATGTCTATAAGTTTGACACAAGCTCTTTCTATAACTGGGAACAGGATAATGAGCCTATTCATGACCTAGAAGAGCGTACTCACTTATTGTGGGAGCGTGAGGGGTATCCAACCTCTTCTGTCCCAGGCCTAGCCCTAGCAGTTTCCGCTGATGCTGACGATTCAGCGTTAGAATGTAACCCCAATTTATTTACTGATGTCAGTTCGGCCATTAAAGCGTTACCTGAAGTCTTACGATTCCCCGTTATTCTTGAAGTAGCATCTTATGGAGACTTGGGCACTTTAGAGCTTAATAACTTGAAGTGTGCTCAGGGTGGATCTCTTGAGATTATAAACAGAAACTTTGCCAAAATTTATTCTTCAGGTGCTGCTATAGAGCATACTACCACCTTTCCTTATTCTGTAACTAGTATAACTTCTGCTGATGTTAGCACTACTTTTGTTGACGCTTCCGCATTAAGTATTAGCACACCAGTTGTCAGCTCTACTTCCCCCAATGTGGATGAGAGATTTACTAAGCATAACAGAGCTGTTTGGCAGAGCGGCGGTTTCGATGTAAACTTTAATAGAACCCATAAATTAACCTGTGTCCCAATTTCTCAAGCTGATCTCGCCAGTAATACGGTAAACGAATTTCAAATAGCTAATATTTATGATGATGGGATATTAGATTCAACCATTCCAAATCATGATGTAAGTGCAAAGAATCAAGGTAACGCGGCTATTGTTCGTAGGCTTGAACCTAACGATGGGACAGCTCAAGGTATAGGTCTTATCTATGGTAATTATTTTCGCAGGATAAAGATACAAAATTGTGATGGTCCTATTTATGTTAGAAATTTTGTTGTTGACGGAACCACCACAGACATTCCTTCTGAAGCTGCGCAAACAACAGAGATTGGAATAGAAGTTAATAATTCTAATATTGTATTAGAAAATTGTACTGCTGAAAGATGTAGAGATGCTGGTATTCAATTTTCAAATTCAAAAGTTGTTGTTGCGCGTGGGTTAGTTGGTTACAGAAACTATAAGAGATTAGGCGCAGTACGCGATCCACTAACTAAGGGCGTTGGGTGGAAGATGGTTAATAGTGATGTTACCCTAAGCTCATCTGATCCCTATTCAGCTTCTGGGATTGATTTTCTTCTCCACTTCGCACACAATGATATTGGAATTGAAATGGTCAACTCTACGCTGAAGGGAGGGATCAGTCGAAGCTACGCTGCTAGCGGTACATATGCTTCTCATTTGCAAGCTTCGTATAATGGTCGGGAGTTCTTTGAAACTTCCACTCTCCCATTCGGAGAGGGTATTCGAATGGAGAACTCTACTTTAGACATTAATGGGTGTATAGATCTTTGGAATAATAGCCGAGGATTAGTAGCATATGGTTCAAATATAACATTAGATGAATGTTCTGTTGAGAATAATTATTTTGATGGCATCAAAGCAACGAATTCAATAATTACTTATAACAAACAACAAGTAGCACTACAACCCCTTACAGACCTTGCTAATTCTAACCATTATATCACTCCTCTTTTCTGTTCTGGAAACGGCCAGCACCTAGTCTTAGATCATTCTACGATGAGGCCTCGTGATGTTAGTGCGATGCCTTCTAATGTGGGACAAGCTGCTTTTCACAACTCTCATGGAACAGATGTATTAGGAGTAAGTGCATCCTATATTTTGCCAAATACTCTCCCTAGTATAGAAATAGCCAATGGTTCTAAGTTGGAATTAGCGCATGGATATATTCAAGTTCTGACAGATTCCGACGAAGGCTTTGCTAGGGGGCATAGCGTTGCTGGCGCAGCTTTATCTGTAAAGAACGGATCAAAAGTGAAATTACAAGGGAGCACAGGGGGTGCCAGTATGATTTGGGGACCCTCTCTAGATCAAAACCAGCGCAGGACCGCTGGTGTATATTCTTCGAATGGGTCAGAGGTTGAATTTAACGGTCCAACAATTATTACTAGGTTTGGAATTGATGTTTTAGCAGAAGATAACTCAACAATAACTTTTAAACCTCATAATTCAGAGAATGGTCTGGATGTAAGTGCTTGGAACTTGAGTGATACAGGAAATCACACTTCTGTTGAATTACATGCTATAAGGTCCTGCCTTGTTGCCAATCGTGGCTCAGTCATTAACATGGAGGATCTTGGTGATTATCATGCTTTCTGGGAGCCATCAAGTTTTGCTGGATCCGCAGCATATAACCCATCGGATGAAAGAGCAGCCTCCTCATATATGAATACTGGGTCTATGCAATTTTATCCTAACCCAGAAGACATACACTGTAACCAAGATCCATTGACTCATGCTTTTGGGCGGGGAAGAACTTCTTTGGGAGATGATCCTATTCAAAGGTTATTTAAACAGAAGGCATTACCAGATAGCCCAGGAGGGAATGCATTTGTTAATTATTTCTTAGTTGATCCTCTGGATTCTGATGAAGTTAAGAAAAATACTTTTGGGGGTAATTGTCTACGAGCAGTCGGTAATAGTTATGTAAATGTAAAGAATGTACACTTCCCAACAGGGTGGGAACAAGCCTCTGCACCCTTCTATGATTGTAGTACTGATTGTCACCAATTATGGATATGGAATATAGCTGATAATTCTCAACTGAATGTAGCTCATGCTTCTGTTAGTGGGATGTACCCAGCGTCTGCTGGATACCATGGTCCTGGGGCTTTGTGGGCATCAGGAACCTCGCCTCCTACAACAGATAAAGCAAGTTCTGGGGCTCCCTATAATGTTCCTGATACTGGAATACTGAGTGTACTTGATGATTTTGCAGGAGGCTGGGGAGAGATTCCGCAGGTAGCGACCCCGTACCTCTTCCATCCTCCTCAGGTTGATCGTTTTACTGGACATGTAAGCAGCACTGATGCACAGGCTACTAAGTTAGAGATTGGAACTTCCGATGGATCCTGGCAAAATCAGGGACCATTTAGGTTATACTTTAGTGTAGATCCTATAGCTAAAAACCTACTAACCTGTTCTGCTGGACCAGTACAAGGAGCAACGGCAGCTATATTTTTAGCCAACCTCCTATCTCACGGTCCTGCTGCACAAATTTTTGCTCAAGGATATAATCTGTCTTCAGCAGCTTCAGCATTACCAGCCTCTGTTTATTCTTATCCAACATTGAAGAAATTTGAGGATACAAATTTTAATGGAACTTGGGACACATCTTCAGACTTTGGCTGGTGGAACTGTAATGAGTTAGTGCAAGATGCAAATGACAGGGTGTGGTTAGATGAATCCGCTGCTAATACTTTTGCTAATGCTAAAATGGCGGCTCAAGGTACTTCTAATAGACCTAAACTAGTGACAATTTATAGATCAACAAATACTGTTGGAGGTGAGGATTTTGATACATCATCAGCTAATGCTGGTTTTGGGCTTGGATTTAGAACCTCAAATGTGTTTGATTTAGGAACAGGGAATGAACGATAATGGCAGACTTTGATTTTGTACTTAGTAAATATAATTTTACAGATCCTATTCGTTATTTTAAAGCTAACGATCCTTATTACTATGAAGTTGATAATATCCCCTTAAAACAACTTGCTGAAAATACTTTATGGCTTAAAGATCAAGTAGAAAATCCACCTAAAATTACAAGGATTAAAAGAGCAGATTTTGATGAATTGCGTCCGTATGCTAATGGTAATGATAGAAAAATTCGTGTCTTACCTGGACGGTATACTGCTCGTATTAATGACGCATATGATCTAGAACCTGCGGCATATTTAACAAAGATACTAGGAACCAATCTTGGGGAGATTGATACCTTTGCGGTAAATACTGCTCAAACACCTTCGCTACCCCTAGCAGCAAATGAGGCTTTGGTATCTTTGCTGAATACATTTAAACTTAAGCTATCTGCTAATGCACAAAATATGAACGGACTATTTGAGAGAGCATTTACCTATCCACTACGGACGGAAGATGATCTCAGTAGTTATGTTGGCAAAGTTACACCAACAGTTACCTTTCAAGAAGGGCAAGGTCCCTTCCCATTAAGTGAAGTTATGCTTTGGGCTAAAAAGGATCCTCTTATTGGTAATTATGATAGTGTATTGGGATCAACTTATGATCCAATTGATATAGCTCACGGTTTTGATAAGATAAGTTTCTTGGAAAGCGTATTTATTAAGAAATGGCGATCTGTTACTAGAACAGCAATTGTGGATGTTCCAACAGAAATTACAGTAAACATTCCTAAATTCGAAAAGGACGATTTTTATTACACCGATGAGGAAGGAGTTAAACAAATTCTTGACACTGCTACGCAGCGAATAGACTTAGTTTTCATATATTCAAAACCTGTTGACGCAGGTGCTACAACAATTGGGGAATTTGTTGGGGGGCAACCAACTTCAATCACTACACCACAACTAGGAATAGTGAAGGGGGCTGGTATAGGGGTTGATTTTAGTACCCCAGTACTAGGTGAAACCTCTGTAGATGGAGAAATTGATCCTCTCCCATCAACGGATGCTGACGGAAATGCAATGATTGTTCCCAGCATAGGAGATAGTGCAAATGATAAAAATGGGTTTACTGGCCTTGATACTCCCATTCACGGATCTTTCCCTTCTCCAGATGATCTGATGAATCAAGCTCCTCTACTAGCAAGTGTTCTAGAAGGTAAGAACTATGAATTAGTGGGACAAAGTATTTTACCTGTTGCCTATATTGTTACCAACAGTACTGAGTCTATAGTCCCTTCGGAAAATGTTATTGATATACGGCCTTTCTTTAGGACTACAGAATTAGCCTACAATGAGCGGGCGGGGATTGCCGCAGCGAACCCTCAAATTTCGTTTGCCAATCCAGTTGTAGGTAAAGCCCTGTTGGACAAAACTGCTTGGGAATTAAAAAATTATATTGATGGTATTATTGATACACCAGATGAACCAGAGAGTCCACATCTTGTAGGAGCAGGAGTTTTATTTGGTGGAATTTACTTTGGTGTAGAAGGAGTACTTACCCATTATGAATTATCTGAATCTATTGCTGCTGATATAGAGGGGGCTTGGTCTGTTGTTAAACAGAAATTTGGATTACCTGCCTCTGTGCCTGCTCCTTTATATCCTGACTGGGATTTAGGGGCTCATGCAGGCGCTTTATCTGAAAGCGGATTTCATGCTAATGATTACATTAATGTTATGCATAATACAGATGATGCTCAAGCCGCATTTGCATCCTTTGCTTCAGATGATCAGGTAACAAATGGTATAAATTCTATAGGTTCTACTGCTTCAATATATAATACATCTAGAATGCCTACTCTTGGAACAGGTAATCACCAAGGAACTGCTCTTGGTACAAGTATTCTCTTTTGCTCTAAAACAATTAGGTTAGATAAAGGGGATGTGCCTTGGATGTCTGATTACGATGTTAATGTAGATTTTCTGAATTGTGTTCCTTTGTCACAGCGAGGCGTTCCTCATGAGAATAGCAACAACAACGCTGGGGCTGCTGGAGTATGGGTGGATAAGCGTCCTGGGGAGTTTACAATATATGTAGCTTGGTTGGCGAATGACAATATTCAAGGAGTAAACCACGAATTTGGTATTTTTGATTCTGACCCAACAACAGGACGGGATGGAAATCATTATGCTGGATTTAATGTTCTTACAGAAGATTTAATTCATCATCCCTATGGGCTAAACCCTGGGGCAACTTCTGTTCATCATAAGGGAGAATCAAGACAAGGTATTTGTATTTACCCTTCAGTATCTTTTCAAGTGACAGGGTATCCTGCTACCTATTCAGGTAGATATTTTAATCTTAATGCTACTAATCCTGTAATAACTCTGACCTAGCCATGGCCTTCAAAGCCTATTTTTGTGGGAAGTTTTTTCCTGCGGGGCCACCGCACGACGAACCCCCTGGGGATAAAGGATTAGATAATAGGTTCGATATACCAGACGAACCTCGTGGAGATATTTGCGACCCGTGCAAACCAAAATTTC